GGCTTTGTCGTAGTTTCCACCCTGCACTAAGGCCAGTGTGTTTTTAAATGCCAGTAAGCCTTCCACGCCCAATTGAAACGCCATGTTGATGAGGACGTTGAGCCTGATCTGATCTAGGTCTTTCACCCAAGGCAGAGCCTTAAAGACTTCGGCGGTCTTGCGCTGGATGTCGTTGTTCAGGAGATAAGCCGATTCTTCGGGTGTAATGCCACCGTTACGCCGTTTGTCAATGAGCCTGCCCACACCGATAGTGAGATAGCCGAGGCTGTCCGGGTAAGCCGTTAAAACTTCACCCTCGTCACGCCTGAGTTGTTCGTTAAGGCTTGTAACCATGATTCGTAGCCCAACCAAGGACAATGTAACCTATACCCACCACACCAGCCCAAATTAGACTGAGTAATGTCTTCTCAATCACCTTCTTACGGAACTCAATCCGTTGCGCTTCCGCTTGAATTGCCAACTTGACCCATCGCTGCTCTTCCTCTGACAACCCTGCATCGGTACTTCTGATTCGGATAGCAGCCGCTATTTCAGCAGCCAATTCAGCACGTTCTTCTGGGGTCATGATATGGGTTAGTTAGTGATTTTTGACATTTTAGACTATTACGGGGCAAGGGCGTTCTGGCTTTGTACTGGTTCTGCTCGACGGGACATTTCAGCGCCAAGTGCTCGCGTTGCACCTAGTCCAAGAGCCGTTCCAGCGCCGGGCTTGGCAAGACTGCGTGAGGCTTGTAATTTCATTGCAGCTTCAATTTGATTGGCTGCTACGGCTGGATTTGTTAATTCACGCGCCAGTTCTAACGCAATTTTATCGTCCATACGCAAAGCTAATTTTTTCACTACGTTGTTAAATAACGTTATCGGTACAGACAGAAAACTTGGAAGAGGTACGCCAATTTCTTGTCCAGCTTTGGTGGCAAGATTACTCATATCCGCACCTTTACTTGCGCCAAATTTTACCAATCTATCGTACTCACCTTCACGCAATAAATCCTGACGCACCGCATTGACATGAGACAACTGCTCCGGAGTCATGCTCTGAGTTAATTCACCAATCCGTTTTTCAATTGCAAGCGCATTAGTTCCTGCTGGCAACGGCGCACCCAATTTATTCCCGCTTGCTTTAGCCAATTCATCAATTTTGGCAAGACGTGCTGCGTCTTTTGCAACCACGCCAACACGATTTGTCAGATTCATGCCTGCATCGTCAAGAATTTTTAACGGTTCAGCGTATTTTTTCATAAACGCAGCGTGTGCTTCTGGCGTTACTTTACCCACGCTATCCGTGACTTCACGGCGGTATAAGTCTTCAATACCTGTTCGTGCAATCTTCATTGCATCTGGATTTTTATCAAACAAACGCAAAAAGTCTTTGGCTTCACTTTCACCTTTAGGCTGAAAATATTTGCTGACTACATCTTCTGGTTTAATTTTGGTTTCTTGCAAACTGGTTTGCTTAAATAAGTTGGCGTTTATGCCTTCTTTAAACCTAGGCGCATATTGTGTGCGGTATGCGTCCAACGCGCCTTTGTACAAGGTTTTAGCGTCTTCAGGCAGTACCGTACTGGATTTAACTGCGTCATCAATTGCAGCGTGCAATTGCTTTAAGTTTCTTAAAGTGGTCGCTGCCATGGGTGCGTTGCTAGTTGAAGCTGCGGCAATGTCTGCATTGATAGCTTTACGCACATCATCCAACTGTTGCAGCGTAGCTTCTGGCGTTGCTAACTCAGGCGTAGAGGTTTTTGCAGTTTTAAAACCTTGTTTTCCAATAGATACTGTTTGCGCTTCAGGGATGGAGGGGACAAAACCTCGCAATTTACGCACAGTATCCGGGGCAGTTTCAGTGGCAAAACTGGACAATTTACGCTCAAGAATACGTTCTGCTTCATTAACAACTTTGGACACGTCAATTTTTGCGTTGCCTGCGGCTTCAAAAGCGGCGTCATAAGCAGGTTGCACAACGTTAGTTTTGACGGCTCTTTGTTCGGCCTTCGCTGCGTCAATTAAAGTGCTGCCCACTTCACCTGGAGTGACGTTGACTAAACCACGATCAATTTTGTCTTGAATGCGTTGTTTGGAAGCATCAAATTTAGCGGTTGCACGCACCTCTTGCGCTTGACGCGCTGCAACATTTTGCGCTTCTTTTGACCCGTATATGTCAGCCGTTCCCGGCACTTGACGCGCTCGAGATTGCAACACCGACAGACCCACACTACCAACAGGTGCGGCTGCTTCACCAGCGGTGGGGGATGTGCCTGGCACAATCTGAACACGACCACGCAAGGCGTTAACAATATCATCACCCTTATCCCCAACGGCTTTAAGGTATTGGTCTAATTTAATATTTTTAATCTTGCTTGCATACTCAGCACCTTTGGCTATAACGGGGCCTATTACCCGCTGACCCACAGCCTCCATAGTTGCGCCTTCTAATACGTCTTTAGCGCCACCAGTCAATGCTTGACCAAAACTTTCAGGGGGTTTCCGATAACCCATTGCTTGTTCAACTACATCCAGACCACCTTTAGCCAAACCATACCCAAGCCCTGCACCGCCGACCGTACCTAATGGGCCTAGTGCCGTGCCAAGGACAGCGCCGCCCGCACCACCTAATGCCTCAACTGTGGGGCGTATGCCTTCAATAATTCTTCGACCAACGGGCACGCCGCTAGATGGTGCTGCGGGGGCTGCGCCAAAGGTTTGAGCTGCAAACGATTCTATTTGAGTAGGCGTTGCATCATCAGGCCCTTCAAAAACATGAACTGCACCATCAGGGCCTTGAACACGGTATTTGGTAGCCATTATTGTCCCTCTTTACCAAGGTATTTAAATCCGCTAGTGCCTGTTGGCGCGGCGGGTGTTCCACCTAATTTTTTGGATGCTGGCAAATCACGGAATTGAGGAAATCGTTCAAAATCTTCTGATCTGGTTTTTTCATATCCGTCACGAATACGATCAATTGCACCTTTAGCTTGAGACTCCACTAAACCAATTTGATCTAACAAAGGGCCAACACCCTTAACTTCGTCCAAAACTGCCACTTGATCGGCCAGAATTTTCCATTCTTGATTGGCAATAGAGCCAATTGAGCCGGACATCGCTGCGGTTGCTTTTCCAAGAGCAGTAACTTTACCGCGCAAATTCGCCAGTCTGGATTCTGCTTGAGCAGATGCGCCTTCAGGAAACGATGGAAGTTTTCCCAGGTATCCCGTTGCTCCTGCTAAACCAGGTGCGGTTTTAACTTTGTCAATTGATTCAAGCAAATCATCCATTTTGGACAAAGTATCTGTTGCCACTTTGTAATCTTTAGCCACATCAGTACGCAATTTGTATATTTGCAAGTCTGTCATTGGTTTGCTTGCAGCAGGCCCACCGGGAATTGCTTCCAAATTCCCGTTTGCAGTCACTCTATAACCAGCAGGGGCTTTGGCAACACCCGTGCCATCACCAGCAACCCTTGTTGGCTTAGGAATTAAATCTGCGTAATTGCCACTTGCATTAAATTTTTGCATTGAAGCTGGCGTAAAGTCACCGGGATTGACATTTCCAATGTTCTTAACGGCTGTTGCAGGTGCTTGGGTAAAGGTTCCTGTTTGTGGGTTGTACACAGAGCTACCAGCAGTTACAGACATTGGCTTCATGCTCTCTAATATCTGAGCTACGCTTTGCATTGACCCCATACGCAGTTCGTTAAACTTTCCAGTTTGTACTGCATTTTGCAAAGTTGCCATGCCTTTTTCTGGTGTTGCGCCTACGCTTTTCAGGTACGGCCCAAGCACGGGGTCAGCGTGTATAGATTTATGCAACGCTAGATATGCCTCTGGCGTATCGGCCATACGGTAAGCATCGGGAAGAAGTGCCAACTTATCAGCAATCAATTTTGTATCTTTGATCTGCCCTTCCGTGCCTGCGGTCTTAGCTTCTTGTCTTATCTTACCAAAGGCAAACCCCTTCTCAGGGTTAATACGGGTAATGTCAGCCAAGTACGATGGAGAATTGGGGTCAAGACGACGCATGGCATTGGTTTCTTCCATGCCACGTTGATACTCCTGCATCTTCATTTGATTCAGTTGATTGGCTTGTTCACCTTGTTGCAACTGTTGCATTTGAGCATATTGGACAAACGGATTGACAGGCGCTTGAAACTGAGTGCCTTGGGCAATAAGGGCGTTTAAATCAGCCATGATTAATAACCTCCACCAGGTTGCATAGGTACTGTCGTATCAACATTAGAAGGCATATAGCCATACGACGGTTGCCGAGAAGCCAAATACTGATTAAAGTTTTGTTGGTTTTGATACGCGCTTGCACCTGTATTCAACGCATTACTGATCGTATTGCCAAACCCTAACTGACCAGCCGCAGTTGCTTGACCAGCACTTGTGATGCCGCCTGCCATTGCTTGACCAGCACCCGTCATTAAATTAGCACCAGACGAACCGTATGCGCCAGCAGCAGCGCCTTGGTTGCTTGCAGCGTTCTGACCTGATGCCATCAAGTTACCAAGTGGCTGAAGCATATTGGTGCGATTGGTTTGAAAACGGTTAAAAGCATTCCCATACTCTTGACCTTGCGTAGCGCGGCCTGCCTGAAAACGATTGAAGGCGTTTTGATATTCTTGTGATGCAGAGTCGCCAGCATAATTAATTGCGCCCTTCATGGTAGCGCCCGAAACTGCACCGCCTCTTGCTCTAGCATTGCTTTGCAACGTTTTCAGACCTTCGGACAGTCTAAAAGCGTAGCCTGGGTCGGCTTGGTAGTCAGCCGCCGTAAAGTTTTTCATCAATGAGTTGGGGTCAAATCCAGCCATTGAGAATTCTTTATTTGCCAAGCCGTAATCTGGAGAAGTCATATCTCCACCAACAAAGGGAGTGTTAGAAGCACCAGCTAATTCACTTAATGATTTCCCCCCTCGCAGAAGCATATCTGGAGTCATACTACCCAAAAACCCACCGATTGGTATCTTTCCAGCTTTGTCAGCGTCTAACCTTGCTTGAGCTTGAGGATCGCCCCCAAGACCCAGTAATGTCATTAGGCGATTCTGAGCAGTCAGACCAGCAGCACGATACGGTTCTTGCAAAGCCTTTTGCTCATCATACATTTGCCTTTGTAAAGCAAGGGCTTCTTTGTTTGACTGTGCTTGTACATCAGCAGAACGATTGGCGGCATCTGCTTGTGTCGATGCAGCGGATCGTTGACCCGAAGATGAAATTAAACCGCCTACAACTGCGGCCCCTGCAACCCAAAAAGTCATGGCGATACTCCTATTGATTCATGTTTGATTTGATTGCCTAATCCATACATTGAATTAGGCTCATCTTCAACCAATTCAG